CGGGACCGGCGTTGCGCTGACCGTCAAGGAAGACGACGGGACTCCGAGCGTGGCGGATGTCGAGGAGATCCGTTTCGATGGGGCGACTGTCGAGGAGGTCTCTGCCGGGATCGTCAAGGTCACCGTGACCGGCGGGGGAGCGGCCCTCACTGTCGAGGAGGCGGACGGAACGCCCTCGGTCGCGAACGTCGAGGAGATCCGTTTCGATGGGGCGACTGTCGAGGAGGTCTCTGCCGGGATCGTCAAGGTCACCGTGACCGGCGGGGGCATCACCCTCCCGGACGCCCTCTCCCTCCAGACGTGCGTCCCCGACATGACCTCCGACACGGCACCGTCCGGCGTCTGCTCGGCGTCGAGCTACGGCCCGGAAATCTGGCGAGCGTTCTCCAACGTCTACCCGATGGGGTGGGGGTGGCACTCCAACGCTGGCGGCGTCCCCGCGTGGATTCAGTACCAGTTCACGGCCGCGAAGACGATCTGGGGCTACGGCATCATCCCGTGGAGCTACGACAACTACCCAACCCGGCTCCTGACCGCATGGAACCTTGCGGGGTCAAACGACGGCACGAACTGGACGACGCTCGACACGCGAACGCACCCGCGCCGCTGGGCGCAGTTCGGGATGGAACGGTTCGCGATTGCGAGCCCCGGCTCGTACGACCGCTACCGCCTGACGATTACCGCCCTTATGGAACCGACGCACGTCTATGTCGGCCTTGAACGACTGGAACTGTACGAGGCCCCGACCGCATGAGGCACCGAATGAAGAAGCTCGCCCTCCTCCTCTCCCTCCTCCTCGCCATCCTCCTCGCCGCACCGTCACTCAACGCGCAGAGCGTCGGCGCGAGCCAGATCAAGAAGAAGACGAACGCCGGGCTCGTCGCGGACTCCGCGAACGCGCTCGCGGTCGGGGTCTACCGTGGTGCGACCGCGCCAGCCTCGCCCGTCGCGGGGCAACTGTGGTTCGACACGACGACGACGCCAGCGACGCTGAAGACGTGGAACGGGTCGGCGTGGGAGTCGCCTCCGAGCGCGACCGCCGTGACGTTGGCGGACTTCTCGTCCCTGCCCGCGACGCCGAGCGACGGGCAGATCGTCTGGGCCTCGTCGCTCAAGCGCGCCGTCGTCTACGACGCCTCGGCGTCGAAGTGGTACTACCTCGATCAGTCGGGGCGCGAGGCGGTCGCCGACTACTCGCTCGACGCGGCGATCACGTCGGACTTCCTGACGCCCGCCGCCGTCACGGGCACCGTCGCGGCCGGTGGCAGCGTCACCATCGGCACGCACGTCTGCGCGATGACCTACTACAACGCGACCGGCGGGGACACGATGCCGGGGGCCGCGACCGCGACGCTCACGGCGTCGAGCGGGCAGCAGACGCTCTCGCTGTCGTTCCCCGCGACCGTGACGGGCGCGTCGGGTAAGCGTGTCTGGTGCAGCAAGGCGGGCCAGACCACGCCGCTCTGGCTGGTAGCGACGATTGACGACACGACGACCGCGACCTACGACGTGACGGTTGCTGACGGCTCGTTCAATGATGACACCTCGCCCGACGTGGACTTCTCCGCATCGGTCCCGGCCGGCTGGACGGTGCAGTCGATGGGGCGCAGCTACGGCGGCTGCGGCTCGACCGGCACTTCGCTGCTCTGCGCGACGTACGTTCACGTCGGCTCTCTCGGAGCGAATCAACTCGGCGTGCGGCTGACCTACGAGGTGACGGGCGCGCCGAGCGGATGGCGGGCGCAGTTCCGGCTCGCGCGGGCAACAAGAGGGTTCAATCTCGCAACTGGCAATGCCTACGCCATGATAGTCGGCGGGTATGTAGCCGGAGACAACTCGACGGCATCGAACACGGCGCGGTATGCACTCGGGCCGCGAATCAACAGCGCCGACACCGTGATCCCCTACGGCATCGCCGGGTGGATAGACCAGCAGTCGAGGGCCGTCTCCGCCGACTGGACGTCTACGGGGGTGCCCCTCCCTGCACAATACCGGCTGACGTTCGCCACGCCGATGTGGTTCTCCGTGGACGGCTGGTCTACGGGAAGCGTCTACGGGGGGCGACTGAGCGCATCAACCAACGCGCGCGACTGGACCCACGGCACGCCGTGGTCAATCGCAACCGAGATGAAGCACGTCGGGACGGCGCACGAATCAACCTCTACTGCGGTCATCGGGTCCCTCGTCACCGAGATCGACCAGTTCACCGTGCAGTCGTTCTAGGCTACGCCCCGCCGGATACCACGTCCGGGTGAGGTGAGATTCGGTTCCGCTACACGCCTTCCTAATGGTGGTACCACTTACTAGTAAATAATATTTAGGCGAGAAGGATACCCCATACGTATGGGGTATCATTACTTTTAGGAGCATAAATGCAAGAACACGTAAATATTATAATGCCAGCATATAACGCCGAAAATACAATAAAAAAGTCTATAGAAGCTATTTTAGATCAAACATATAAAAATTTGACTCTTTACATTATAAATGATGGGTCAACAGATAAAACTTCTAACGTATTAACTTGGTATAAAAATATTCCACGTATTGTTATTTTATCAAAAGAAAATAGAGGGGTTAGTGAGGCAAGAAACTACGGACTCCATAATGCCATAGATAGGGGCTACACGGCCTATTGTGACGCCGATGACGTATGGATGTCTAATCATCTTGAAGACAGCGTAGCTGCCTTAGAGGCAGGGTCTGATCTAGTCTATAGTAATCCTATCTGTATTAATGAACAAGGTGATGTAGTTTTTCCTAATTTTCCTATTTATGATAGTTTTGATGTATCCAATCTAAAAAAGAATAATACTATTTGGATTTCAACTGTAGTACATAAAGGTAAAATTGGGTTTTTTGATTCAAATTTAGATTCATTAGAAGATTATGATATGTGGATTCGCGCTATTAAACGCGGATTTGTTTTTAAACAATTAGATAAACCGTCCTGCTACTATTTAGTAAAAAGTACGGGAATGGCTTCTAAAGGAAATACTGTACTTAAAAAGCTGAAAATTAAACATATTGACTTTATGACACCAATTAAGCTACAATTAGGGTGTGGAGACCAATATTTAGAAGATTTTATTAATTGTGATTTATATGCAGAAAAAGTTGATTTAAGATTTGATGCAGCGAAAATTGCCCTTGAAGATAATAGTGTAGATGAAATAATGGCATATCATTTACTTGAACATTTTGACTTTATGCAAGGGCAAGATGTGCTTAGAGAATGGTATAGAGTATTAAAAACAGGCGGAAGACTTCATATCGAAGTTCCAGACTTCTTAAATACATGTAAGCGCTTTGCAGAAGGAACGGAAGAAGAAAGAATTACATTATATGGTCATTTTTGGGCATGGCCTTGGCTCCCCGGACAGCAGCACAAATTTGGATATACAGAAACACAATTGTCGTGGTTATTGACACAAACGGGCTTTAAAAATATCAGGAGACTTCCTCCAGATTCAATTTATGCGCGTTCCGGCGTTCCACAAGATTTATTTTTGAACTTAGAGGCATATAAATGAATAAAGTAAAATACAGTATAATTATAGGTACATATGATCATTTTTCAGATTGTACAAAACCCTGTTTAGACTCTATTATTGAATACACAGATTTAAATAATTGTGAAGTTATTATAGTAGACAACGGGTCTTCTACAGAGGAAACAGCAGAATACGTAAAAAAGCTAGGACTACCTTTTAAACTGCTGTCTTACCCGAATCCGTTAGGTTACGCGAGAGCTAATAATGAAGGAATAAAGATAGCTACGGGCGACTATATTGTTCTATTAAATAATGATTGTGTTCTTTTGAAGCAGCCAAAAAATCAATGGCTTGACATGCTGGAAAAGCCTTTTATTGAAAATGATAAAATGGGAGTTACTGGTCCCGGACTGCTCATCAATACTACACTTAAAGTACCTTTTATTGTATTTTATTGTGCAATGATTAGTAAGGAATTAATAGATAAATTACAGTTAAACGAAGATTATGAAGTCGGCGGGGCAGAAGACACCGAATTTTGTATAGAAGCAGTAAAATTAGGATATGAACTTTGTCAAGTACCTAATTCTGTAGTTAAACCACATGATACAAACGAAAAATTGATTGTTGGTGGTTTTCCTATCTATCATGCGGCAGAAAAGACGGTAGGCGAACTTAAAAATTGGAAAGAAACATTTAAGAAAAATGACACAAAACTGATAAAAAAATATTGTCCAGATCAGTATAAGCAGCTGTTACATAATGACTATGAAAGAGCCGTAATAGACAATAAAGAAGACTTATCTGGATATAAAAGAGAAACAGCCAGATATTCGTTTGCTGCTTCCCTAATACCAGAAGGTAGTAAAGTATTAGAAATAGGTTGTTCTTCTGGTTATGGATTGAGATTTTTTCCTAAAAATATACAATATACAGGTATAGACTATGACGAAGCGATTATTAACTATGCAAGAGAAAACTTTGCTGGTCCTAACCGGAAGTTTATTTGTGCTGATATCAATACTTTTGAATTTAAAGAACATTATGATGTTATTGTCGCTTATGAGATAATAGAGCATTTAGACAATGGAAAAGAGATAGCACAAAAGCTTAAAAACCATTGTAATAAATTAATCATTTCAACTCCATTTAAGGAAAACATTGGGCTTTGGGGAGTGCATCATAAGTTACATAAATTATCTGAACGAGATTTTCCGTCTTTCGAATATAAATTCATAAGTGAAGATGGAAGGCTGATTGATAAACCAGAAATGTTTAATGGCATGAATCTAATGCTAATGGTATGGGAAAAAGATAAAAAATATGAAGACCCAAAGCCTACTGTATTAGCGTTCATTCCTACTAAAAATAGATATGACTCATTAGCTATGACACTGCAGTCAATAGCAATGCAAACGTATAAACCAGATAAAGTTCTTATTTATGATGATGGCGAGCAAAAAGATTTAAGAGAAATACCTATTTATAAATATATTTTTAATGTATTTGATGAAAAAGGAATTAAATGGGAAGTTGCTTTTGGACAAAAAAGAGGGCAACATTTCGGACATCAGTTAGCAAATATATCAGATTTTGATTTAGTATGGCGGTGCTTTATAGGAAAAACAAAAGTAGAAACTACGGGAGGGCTAAAAAATATAGAAGACATTAAAGTAGGAGATTTTGTAAAAACACATAAAGATAGATACAGGGCTGTAAAACAGGTATATAAAACAAAATATAAACAACATAAACCTTTGTTATGGGTAAGTACGAGTAATTCAACTATAAAATGTACTCCAGAACATCCTTTTCTGGTTTATTCTAATAGAGAATTTAAATGGATAAAGGCAAATACCTTGGAAAAAGGAGATAAATTAGTCTATCCCTATAAAAATACTAATGTGAAAGATATTGTTTTTTTTGATTGTGCAGCTAGAGGTAGAAAAAATAGACCTACTTACTTAAATGAATATTACGGAAATATGGAAATTGATGCAGATTTAGCTAGATTTTTTGGCCTATATTTGGCTGAAGGATGTGGAGGACACGACTCAATAAGATTTACTTTTAATAATAATGAAAAAGATTACATTGAATTTGTACAAAAGGTTTGCGAAGAAAAATTTAATAGAACCCCAACTATACATATTAGGTGGGCAACAACAATAAAATTAAATATACGAAGTTTTGGAGTTAGATTTACCGAATGGTTTGGTAAAGATGCTACAACTAAGCGCGTTCCTTCTTTTGTATTTAATTGGAATTTGCTTAATAAATTACATTTCATAAAAGGGTATTTAGATGGAGACGGTTGGAGTAACTCAGGAATGTCTGTTTTTGGTTCTGCTAGTAAAGACCTTATAAAAGATATGGTAAGATTAGCCAATTCTTGTGGAATTGATTGTGCTCCGATAAGTGAAATTAATCCAACAACGACTAGTTACAAAGGGGTTGTTATAAAAAATAATGGAAGTTATCAAAGTAGAATAAGCACGCAAGGCACTAATAAAATTAAAGACCTACTCTATGCTGAAAAAATAGATAATGCTTTACTTATACCTATAAAAAATATAATACAGAAAAAAATGTCTGGTAAATATAAAATAATGCCTTCTGGATATGAAGAAGCAAATAGTTTTGTTTATAATTTAGAAGTAGAAGAAGACAATTCATATATAGTAGGCCCTGCTGCAGTGCATAATTGCGATGATGATGAGGTAGCCGAACCAGATGTTCTTGAAAAGCTTATCTCTCATATGGCTCCTGAAGTTGGAGCAGTTGGTGGGTCTGTTTATTTACCTAATCCTGCACCTATTCCGGCTGTATTGACTAATAAAATAGAAGATATTTATCACATGCCTAATTTACAGTGGGCGCCGGGTACTGAAGTAGTTGAAGTTTCACACTTATATAGTTCATTTTTATATAGAACAAAGATAGCTAATTATAACCTTAATTTATCTCCAGCCGCGCATAGGGAAGAAACATTATTCTCTATGGAATTAAAGGAAAAAGGATACAAGCTTTTAGTAGATAGATCTGCTAAAACTTATCATTTTAGAAGTGAAACGGGTGGAATTCGAGAAGGATCACAAGAATTTTATTTTGATAATGATAACAAGATATTTACTGAGAAAATGGAAAAATTAGGAATAAAGCTTATAACATTGGCAGGAGGCTATGGCGACCATTTAATGTTTCTTCACGTACTTCCATTATTAAAGAAAAAATTTAATAAATTAATTATAGGTTGCTGCTATCCAGAAGTATTTAAAGATGACCCACAAATAACAATAATTCCAGTAGCGGCATCTAGACAATGGTGTAAAGATGATGTTTATGTCTGGGCGGCACAACATAATTGGACTACTTCTTTAGTAGATGCATATAAAGGTATGTATAATTTATGAAAATAATATTATCTCCTTACGCACAAAAACTTCCGTCTGGTCTTTCAAATGCAAAAAATTACCCATTTTTTCCAGAAGTATTATCTTATCTTAAAGACCATACTATTATACAAATAGGCATTAGGGGAGAAAAACAACTCGTTCCAGATTTCAGAGTAAACTTATCTTATAAAGAACTACTTGTTCTTGTTAAAGATTGTGATTTCTTTATTTCTGTAGATTCGTTTTTACCGCATTTAGCTAAGCACGTAGGAAAAACAGGAGTAGTAATCTGGGGAAAATCTGATCCCATTATTTTCGGCTACCCAGAAAACTTAAACATTCTAAAAGACAGAAAGTACCTAAGAAGAGAACAGTTTAAGTATTGGTGGGAAGAAACTTTTAATCCCGAAGTGTTTCTTCCTGCAGAAAAAATTTACAAATTAATTAAGGAAAGATTCTTACTTTAGAATATCAATGTAAAATTTATATATATCTTTTTTACACATACCCTTCTAACCGAAGGGTATTGTTGTTATTGGGGGACATATGGATAAGATGATTAATTGGATTGATTCAAAAACAATTAAATATTTGTTTTTTACTTGGCTTGGCTCTTTTTTACTTCAAATTGTACCTATGTTTAAAGCACATAAGTTTGATTGGTGGGATTTAGGCGCTGAAGCTATTATAACATTATCAGGTATTTTAATTCGTCTTGGGCAGAATGATATTGTTGCACCAAAAGTTTTAGACACCATTACTGGTGGAGTGCTTAATAGCAGTATAAAAACAAGAGAAGGACAGCTTCCTTTAGATAAAAAACCAACAGATAATTAAAGGAAGTAACATGTTATTAAAAATTAGAAAAAAAATTCCTCTATTTTTGTCTTTATGCCTTCTTTTTATTGGGGTATCTTTATCTGTGGCGGCACAAAGTGTTGTTACACCCCCAAGTTATGTTACAGATGCTGAGATGAAATCTTTTGTATATCCTACTATTATAGGAGCTTTGGCAACAGCTTTAGCTGGTTTTGCAGGTGTTCTAGCATTTATTTTAAATAGAGAACATGGTTCTAGTAAAGAGGATAGAGAAGTTCAACGAGAACAGTTTTCAGTAGTAGGTAAGGCTATCACAAATTTAGGTGAAACTGTAGGTAAAGTTATTATAGCTCTACAAGAGCATAACGACAGCCCTAATGCACATTTAATAGCAAGAGACATTAGCCATGACCCTATACATACAGATATATCCGAAATAAAAGAAAGATTAAATATTCTTGTTTCAGAGCATCATTTTATGCATAAAACAGAAGAAGCAATGTGTGGCATGCTTAGAAGAAGAGACCCAAGGCTGTCACCCCGTCCCAGACGATCCACAGACCCTGAAACTTTTGATGGTAGAGATTTAAGAGGCAAAGAACTACTTCCAGAACAGGAATAATGTATGTCAGATATACCGCCTGTTTTACCAAATAAAACTACTGTTTTTGGTTATGTGTTAGACCCTTCTTATGTGCCTATTCCAATGGCTAAAGTTGTTTATTGCATAATAAACAAACCGACAGAAATTTCTGGAATAGCCGTGGATAAAACATATCATTCTACCTATACAGATGAAAATGGTTATTTTGAAATAGAATTCATTCCGGATTTATACGTTAAAATAACTATTCCGTCTACAGGAAGAACAGTTTCAGGTGTTGTACCTTATCAAGGAAAAATAGAATTTGATAAGTTACAATAATTAGTTTTTGACAATTCAAAGACATTGCATTTTTTTAATCTTTTTTGGAACCCAGTATAATGAACTGGGTTATTAATTAACCAACACTTTCACAGTTTTATATCACAAAGGAGATATACAAATGTCATCAGGTTTAGCCGCTCCCGTCCCGCAAGTTCCCCGTTCATTTCATGATTTTCTGGATCCAGATTCTTGGCCAGCAAGGCAGCTAGAGACATCTCTTGCCCGTCTTCAGTCAGTTCAGGCTGTTCTAAAGGGAATGGCTTATGACATGAGCAAGGGCGTAGGAAACTCTACTGCGGCACAAACAGCAAAGACAACGCTTACGTGGTCTTGCTATCCAACTAAGGTAACTAGTGATGCGAAGAAGCTAGAATTTGAAAATGCTATTAATGCTGCCTTAACAGCCGTAACAACTGCAGCCCTTCAGATTCGCACTTCTCTTGGTGTTTCGGGGTAATGATTGTTGACCGGTTGTTAAGATTTTTGGAGGCATGTAGCTCATCAGCAGTTGACTTGCCTCCATCTTATCATCCACAGTTTCTTGATAAGCCTTCGGAATGTGTATTATTTAGTCGAGCCTGCAATATAGAAGACATGGAAAGCGAAGATGACGAACAGTACATCTTTTACACTCCAGACGAGAAGCGTTCCGCAAGATTTAATAGATTTCAAACAAGAATAATCTTCAAAAGACTCGGAAAAGTTTTTGATGAAGATACTATTAATAGAATAATTAAAATGTCTTGGAACTTTAACAAACTGGTCATAAATACTAAAACGGGTTATTTTACAATATTTAATAAGTCAGAAGCAGGCTTGCCTCCTCTCCCAGAATTAAGTGGACCAAGCATTCGAACAATTTATACTTCTTAAGACATTATAGGATAAATATGGCCGAACTTTTATGTGAGTACGAACCAATAACTTTACAGATATTAGAAGACGATTCTGCTAAAGGACGCCTTGTAATAGGAGGAAGGTTTGGGCTTGCAGGAGAACCTAATGCTAACGGAAGAATATACCCGCTTCCTTTATGGAAGAAAATCTTAGAAAGCGAAAGGGTTCTTTCTACTCTTAATTCCCGCAGAATGCTCGGGCTTATTGAACATCCAGCAGATGGTAAGACTGATCCAACAAAAGCTTCCCATATTGTTACTAATTTAAGCATTAATGAAAATAATGAAATAATTGGCCGTGCGGAGATATTAAATACTCCGAACGGCCTTATTTTACAGGAACTTTTTCGTGCTGGGTGTCAAATGGGCATCTCTTCAAGAGGAACAGGTACGTTATCTAAAGGGCCAAAAGGCGACATAGTAAATGAAGATTACATGCTTCATACTTTTGACCTAGTACTAACACCAAGTACTGCCCTAGCTTACCCAAAACCGCTATCAGAATCAAGTGAAAATATAAAGGAGCTTGCGGAAATGACTGCTCATGAAAAGTATTTAGATTTCGAGCAGCGCGCCCAAACTGTCTTAGAGGCAGACGTTTCTAATAACGCCGGTCGTAAGCTAGTGGAAAACGCTGCTACAAAACTGTTAATTGAACTCTCCGAGGCCAGTGTTTCTGAGCCTTCCTTAAAGGAACTATTCACACCACTCATCGAGGAACTAAACGCAAAAAGAAAACTTCTACGAAAACCCATATCAGAAGAAACTTTTGGAGATGCTGATCACGGAATCACTCGCGTTGTTCCACAAGAACCGCCTCCCCCTCCCGGAGAAGGTTGGCCCCTAGATCCTAACGATGCTGGTCCGGCCACTGGTCTCGGAGATCACGTTAATCCTTGGATGCAGGCAACTCAAGAGGAGTCTGTAAACGAAGAGGAAGAGGAAAAGAAGGGGAAGAAATGTAAGACGTGTGGAAATTCCCCCTGCACTTGCGAAGAGAATCAGGAGGAAGAATCCGTGGAAGAGAGTATTCTTACAGAAGAGCAAAGCGATTTCATGGCTACTTTTGCAAATAAAGTAGTTGAACTTCCTGAATCAGAAGAAAATTCCCCTTTCCGTGCCCTAGCTGCAGCCTATCTATTAGAGAAAGATTCTCGACTTAACGAGGCCGAAGGGTACGAAAGAGTTATTGAAAAGATTCAGGAAAAGATTTCAGAGGCTTCAACTGAAGGCAAAATTGTTCTTGAATCTGCAGATGAACTTCTGCAACAGAAATATAATGTTTCACTTCATATAATTGAAGAGCTAAAAAACAGACTAACTCTTCTTTCTGCCAAAGTTTACGCTGAAAATAAATTAGAGACAATTGGACGTAAAAATGACAAAGAAGCGCGTAAGGCTATTTTTGAAGCAATTCAAAAAGATCCCTCTAGAAAATCTATTGATGAAGCCATTGCATTCTTAGTTCCGATTAAAGGGATGAAAGCAGGGAATAAACAGACTCCCGTTTCTTCCTCCACGGCTATTACTGAATCCACTAAAACTGTAGAGGGTGCTGTTAACAGCCTTACTGAATCAGTACAGGGTTCTCGTGCAATGGGCGTTGAAGCAATGGTCTCCCGTCTTTCTCGAAATATGACTTCTTCCCGACCCGCAGCCTAATTTTAAAATCATTCAGAGGAGAAAAACAAATGGAATCTCGCGTTCAGACCTTAATGGAGCAAGTCTCCGACAAGCGTGCTAATCTCACAGAGAGTATTTGGTCTAAATATACCAAAACTCTTCCCGAAAACACCCCTAATTGGGAAAAGGGAAATCTTGCCCAGATGTTAGAAAACCAAGCGAAGTATTTTGCTTCGCAGGGCGTTAACATCAACGAAGATACGACAACTGGTAATGTCGCTTCTTTTGAGAAGTTTATTTTCCCAATGATCCGTACCGTATGGCCAAACCTAGTTTCTCAGGAACTAGTTTCTGTTCAGGTTATGGACGGTCCGGTAAGCATGCTTTTCTACCTTGATTTTACAGCAGGGTCAAGAAAGGGCAGTATTAAACCCGGAGATACTCTTGCTGGTGCAAGAACAGGTATGAATGAGAATGCATTCTCATATGGAATGGAAAAGGTTGAACTTGAGGCTGTTACTATTGCAGCGGGAGACAACCTTGTTGAGCATGCTCTTACTTATACTCCAATTCGCCCCGGATCTTTTATTTTCTCTTGGACAGAAACATTAATTGCTGCTCCTAATACAGAAACAACCTTTACTATTTATGATGATGGTAACGGAACACTTTCTGCTGCTGGACATATTAGTGCTGGAACAATCAACTATCAGAACGGCTTAGTTGATATTTCTGTTCTTGCTGCTAATAACGGCGATTATACTTATAGCAATTCTTCTGCTACTTACGACTACAACTCAGAAGGGTCAGATAGCGTTCCCATGATTGATCTTGAGCTAACCGCTTCTCCGGTTATCTCACGTCCTTCAAAGCTCCGCGCTCGCTGGTCAACTGAAGTTGCAGCCATGATGCGCGCTGTCCACGGACTCGACGCCGAGCTTGAGCTTACAGAAGCTCTTGCACAGCAACTCCGTTTCAGCATTGATAACGACATCATCACAAATCTGTGGCGTATCGCTTCTGCTGGTTCGGTCTCCTTCAATGAAATTCCTCCGACAGGAATTCCATATTTCACTCACCAGATGACACTAAGCAAGGAACTCCAGAAGGGTTCTAACTTAGTCTTCCAAGCAACACGTAGAGGGTTTGCTAACTGGATCGTTTGTGGTGTTGAAGCTGCAACAATCCTTGAATCCCATCCTCTCTTTGAGTCTGCTGGTAATCTTAACGGCCCCGGTGTTGTATTCTCGGGTGTATTTGCTAATCAGTGGAAAGTTTTCAAGAACCCCTTCCTTACCACAACTGATCCAACTGGATTCGGTTCTCGTGACTTCCTCCTTGGATACAAGGGACAGAACTTCTATGACGCTGGGTATGCCTATTGTCCGTGGATTAGTTTCTTCTCCACTCCAACAGTCATGCTTGATGACATGGTAAGCCGTAAAGCGGTCATGACCCACTATGGGCAGAAGGCGGTCAACGGCTTATTCTATGCGAAAGGAAAAATCACCGCGATTGCACCCTAACTAGTCTAAATTGAAAGGGTTAAAGGGGAAGAGGGCAACCTCTTCCCCTTATTTTTTTTTTGTTTACCGTAAGGAGTAAGAGACTCTTGACAAACAGAAATTCTTACCCTATATTAAGTATACCAGCAATAAAGAAATAAAGGAAGCCTAACGGCTTCCTTTTTCTTTGTACACCCAATAACTTTTCAATCTTTCTGTACTTCATCTATTCTTTATACATACCCTTAATTTGGATATGTATAATTATTTGTATTGGAGTATATATGGGTTTTGAAAAGACAGAATATCATAAAGATGAGCAGTTAAGAATGATCCCCGGATATGAGGGAATATACGCTATTTCTAATTATGGAAAAGTACAGAGATTAGCAGCAGGTAATCAAACATATATTGGAAAAGTTTTAAAACCAATTATTAATAAAAAAACAGGGTATCCTTATGTAAAGCTTTGTAATAAAGGAAAAGCACTTAAAGCCCAATTACACATTCTTGTAGCTAATTTATTTTTATTACCACCCACTAACTCAGCTTTTATTGTTAACCATAAAGACGGAAACAAACTAAATCCTGTGTATACTAATTTAGAATGGATTTCGCGTTCTGATAACGCTAAACATGCTATTAAGACAGGATTGCAAAAACTATGTTTCGGAGAAAAAAACGGAGCTACACGACTTAAATTTGATGATGTAAAAGCAATCAGAGAGGCTTTTGCTTCTGGCAAAGTTTCTCAAAAAGAACTATCCGAGAAATATGGTATCTCTGTTGTTTATGTTTCAAATTTAGTTAATAAAAAGTATCGTGCCGAGAGGTAATACACATTATGTTTCCTTCTGAGCTTCGAAAGAAAACCTTTCAAGATTTACTAAAAATTCATGCTTCTGCACAAGAGCAGGCAGCAGCATCTAAGCAAAATCAAGTGTCTGCTTTACCAGATGAAACTAAAGATCCGGTTGCTCATTATACTGGAAGACTGGAAATGGGTTTACATACACAAGATTTTCCGGGATCATCTACTCATCATAAGTTCTCTTCTGTTAAAAGACACGCAGATCCATCACAAAATTCTGAACTCAAAGCAAAAGAACATAAGGATTTATTAAGCACTATACAGGGCACTGAAGCAACTTCTGAAGTTGAGGGGAAAGAAGCAGTATGGCAACCTATTCATCCACATACCAGAGAAGATGTGTTGTCTGCTCCTATAGAACAACGAGCTAAGATGATAAAACGAGAAAAATATGGCGCGATTCAGCGTGCGCGTCCAGCGCAAGCAGCGGTTCCTCCTGCTGATATATTAAAAAATACGTCAACATTACCGGAGGCTATTAAAGATGTATCTTTTGAAGATTTTAAAAAGGCCGCTATATATCATAGTACCTTAAGAACAGCTGATCATTCTTCTCCAGAGGCATCAAAAGAGTTAGTTAAAAAAACGAGCCAAGAAGTGTTAGGTTCTTCTAAAAATCCAAAAGAAATGTATAGACTAATTGCTTTAACAAGTAACATTCCTGATTTTAAACCTTTTTTTGGAAATAAAGAAACTTCTGCCACTGCTTCGGAACAGCAGCGTGTTAAGAGACAAAAAGAGGATCCTTTACGGGCAAACAATACGCGTATTCTTGACGCATTTGAGCGTGAACATATGGGACACGCTAAAAATGCTTATTGGATACATGCAAAGAGAGAAGGAATCGGTAAACGCTATAAAGACGCTGCTGATTTTGTTTCTCAGCATGAACGCGCTGTCCCTGATTTTATGACGCAACATATGAGTGCTTTATTAACAGATATTCCAGAACTTTCGCATGAAATGTTCAAAGAATTTCCTTCAAAATTAACTAAGTCTGTTTTATCTTCTATTCCTAGGGATAAAGCAGAAATAGAAAGAATGTTTCCGCCGGAAGTTCCTCCTGCTCCTACTAAAGTAAAGCGCATTAGCGCTAAAAAGGCAAAAACATCTGTTAATGAAAATTTCTTTGATGTCTTAGTTTCAAAAATTAATAAATATTTAACAGAAGCTTCTAGTAGTCAAAAAGCCATAGAAACAGGTGCCCCCGATTATGTAGTAAGAGAAAGAAAGCAAAAAGAACTTCTTAAAGGTATTAAAAGTAGAATAAGAAGAAGAGAGTCTAATATATTTGATGAACAGCCTACTACTTCTGTAGTAGGAGGAAAAGAAGTAACACACCCTACTGCTATTTCTTCTGCTTTTCCAAACAAACACCCAAGAGGAGTACATGATATTATTTTTTCACATGTAGGAGAAGAAACAATTATAAATCCTACAGCTTTAGAAGATGAGACTACTGGAATAGGACAGCATTTACTCCCTCAAATAAGAAAAGGTGCGCACGACGCCTTTGCACGTTATCTACGCAGAAATAACCAAGATCTTGATTCTAAAACAGGAGATGTTGGAAACTTCGGTCAGGCTGTAGATAAGGCTAAAAAAGGTGTTTTATTCTCTGGAAGAAAACAGGTAGCTTCTGATACAGAGGATACAAATCTTCAAGTAGCTTCAAACACAGGAGCAGCCACACTAAGGCAGGCTGTTAGAGCAAACACCGCATTAGACCCTGCTGCAGCAGCGGTTAGGAAAACAGTTGCCGATCTCGCTTTTGGTCCAAACGCACATCCAGCATATGCGCCTACTCAGCAAAGCTGGCGAGAATTAGGAAAAGTTATTTCCGATCAACATAAAGTTGTTGCGGGAACGGCTCCTGTTCCCGATAAAAAGGCCGAAGAGCGCCTTAAATCGGCGCACGTAGCCCATGTCATTAAAAAAATGGCAGACGAAGAAGAAGGTATCTCAACAGATAAGAAATTTAGAGCTACTTTTACTAAACCCGGAAAAGCTACGCATGAAATTATGCTTCAGGGGCCAAGAGTAATAGCTACAGGAGTATTATCACACGCTAGAATTCAAGGGTCACACGAAGAGACATTAAGAGGCATTGCTCATTTAAATATGGAAGATGATTTTAATGATCAGGCCCGTAATATTGATCCAAATCATCCTGATTTAAAAGGTGAACATAGGAAATTAAAAGATATTGTTCGTAATCATTATTTTGAAATTCCAGAGCATAAGCGTCTTGCTACAACGTCTGAAGCAGAAAAAACAATGCCTGTTAAAGCAGGATTTAGAGAAGAATATCTTCCTGTAGCTAAAAAACTGATTAAACATCAGATTATGGACTTAGCTACTAAATTACACGAAAAATCTGTTGAAAATGTGTATGGACAATATTATTCTGGTAGTAAAGCTGAACCTAAAATAAATGTTCTTAATAATTACGCTTTTGAAAGAGAGCATCCAGCACATAAAACTGATTCTGAAGCAGCAGAGCGTATGTTAACACTTAGAAATAATTATGCACGACATGTACAAAAAGAGCATGCCGCTGCAGGGATAAATATACCTAAAGAGAGAGCAGTCCATCTTCAAAAATCTCTTTCTGGTATTGAATCTGAAATTGCTGCCACGAAAGCACGTATTGAGGCAGCACCGACGGAAAGAGAAAGAGCAGCCCATACATATCATTTAAAGAGCCAAGAAACAAAATTAGGCCTTCACAAAGAGTTTATAGATGAACTGTCTTCTAAATAAATACATATTATATGTATAAATAAGAAAAGGAAATATATGTCAAAATACATCTTTCGTAATGATAAACCTTATGTAGTTTCAGTTCCTACCCCTTACGGAGGAAGTTTATCAATTCCTCCCGGATCTTCTGTTGCAGGCGATTATTTTATAGCTTTTCACAGGCAGTCCCCCATATTAACTCCTGTATTGCCGGGAGAAATAGTACATCCAAAATCTATTGTTGGAGAATTTAATTCAGCAAAAACAAAGCAAAGAGAGCTAGAAGAGAAGGAACAAAACACTCCTAGTTTAGAAGAATTAGAAATACCACAAGAACTTTCTATACCGAAAGATATAGCTGAACCTCCAGTTAGAAATAAGGGGGGAAGGCCTCCTAAAAAGAAAACTTTAGAAGAGGCGGCTAAAGATCTCTGGAAAGAAGTTACATTTGTTCAACCAGACGCCTCTGATGTAGATAGTATGTCAAAAGAAGACTTATCTAAATTAGCAAACAAGTTTTCCATTCCAAAGACTCTTTCTGAATCCGCGCAGCGCGTAGCAATTAAAGAGAAATTAAGAAGCTCCTAATATGAATAAACCGCTAGACTTTTATATTGCTTCTTTAGTCTTTGCTCTCAATGAGGAAGAGGAGAAGAAAGATCTTCCTGAGAGGAAGATAACAGCGGAACATGTCCATGCTGCGATAGACAGCTATGAAAAAGGGGAGCGCCTTAGTGGAGATCCCGCTAACAAAGAAGTTTCTGGCGGAAGAAAAGGTCAAACGTTCAGTTTAAAAGAATTACATAAGATCATAAATACTTATCATAATACAGATATTGAAATCTATGGTGGGTCGGGAATGACCGACAAAATGAAGGCTTTTAGAGTAAAAACAGGGCTAGACAAACAGCCTTCAGAAAAACCCCAAGCATATCGTTATGGTCTTCCGGATCATCCAGCATTACGTCCAAATAAGCATCTTGAAAACCCTATGGCTAGGATAATGCACATATTACATAGCCGTGGTGTATCAGATAGGGCTAAAGCTGACTTTCCTGAAATGATGGCACACGTTGTTGGCCCATTAACAGGAACGGATACTAGTAAAACCAGAAAATGGGAAGCGACAGGAAAAAGAGCTACATACTCTAATAGACCTGTAGCGGCTTTTCTTCATGATATTCTTAAAGATCCCAAAGCTCCAGAAGAAGATAAAAGAAAAATTAGTAAACTTCTGTTTAGACCTAAACACATAGATGTAGTCAACAATCCAGACGATTATGATGAATTTACCTATAATAGAGCCTTTAGAAATCTTGTGCAACAGGGTGCATATAGATATCTTAAATTTAAAAATGAAGTAAGAGTTCCAAAAGTAGATAGCGCTGGAAAGCCTATACTAACTGCAGAAGGTAAACCAATATATACTTGGGCACCAAAAGCACATGAAATTTCTTTGTCTACAGGTGTAGGTAGACTATCAAAAGAGGGCAATGAAAATCCATTAGAAAACAAAATAGCTGCGCCTAGTGAAGAAGACAAGGCTCCTCCTTCCGAAGATTTTGCT